CTAGCTCAGGATTATATAGTCTGTTCGTACCTATGGAATGGAACTACGAAGGATACATTGATTCTTATGGACTACCTGTATTCGACACTCCAAAGAAACCAATTAAAGGAGTTGACGGCGAAGACATTGATATAGGCGTAATATCACATTGGGAAAACGAAGTTGATGGTCTACATGATGATCAAGACGGTTTAAACGAGTATTATCGACAGTTTCCAAGAACAGAGAAACATGCTTTTAGAGATGAAGCTAAAGAATCTTTGTTTAATTTAACTAAAATATACGAGCAAATAGACTATAATGAGGACCTTCGTAACACTAATGTTGTTACACAGGGTAATTTTCAATGGGAAGGTGGGATTAAAGATACTAGAGTGTTGTTTGTTCCTAATAAAAACGGCAGGTTTTTAGTTAGTTGGGTTCCTCCGGTTGGACTACAAAATAGATACAATATAAAAAATAACACTAAATATCCAGGAAATGAACACTGCGGAGCTTTTGGATGTGATAGTTACGATATATCTGGTACTGTTGATGGTAAAGGTTCTAAAGGATCTTTACACGGATTAACTAAGTTTTCTATGGAAGACGTGCCACCTAATTTGTTTTTCTTAGAATACATATCAAGACCTCAGACTGCTGATATATTCTTTGAAGATGTTCTTATGGCTTTAGTATTTTATGGTATGCCTATATTAGCAGAGAATAATAAGCCTAGATTATTATATTATATAAAGAGAAGAGGTTACAGAGGATATTCAATGAATAGACCTGACAGAACAATGAATAAATTATCTACAACTGAAAGAGAAATAGGTGGTATACCTAACTCTAGTGAAGATATAAAGCAAGCTCACGCAGCTGCTATAGAAGATTACATAGAAAATCACGTAGGTTTGTTGAGCGAAGGTTACGGTAATACTTACTTTCAAAGAACATTAGAAGACTGGGCTAAATTTAATATAAACAACAGAACTAAGCATGATGCCTCTATAAGTTCTGGACTAGCTATAATGGCTTGCAATAAACATAGATACTCACCAGTAGCAAAAAGAACAATATCAAAAGTTTCTTTAGGTTTTAGAAAATATAATAACACAGGAGTGAATTCAAAAATAATATAATAAATGGTCTATACTAATAATAATAGCATCTTTCCAGATCAGGTGGTACCTGAAGAAGAAAAGAAATCATTTGAATATGGTTTAGCTGTTGGGAACGCTATTGAACAAGAGTGGTTTAGAAATAACAGTGGACAGAATAGGTTTTCCTATAACTTCCAGAACTTTAATAGACTAAGATTATACGCTAGAGGTGAACAACCTGTGCAGAAATACAAAGATGAACTGTCTAATAATGGTGATTTGTCTTATTTAAATTTAGACTGGAAACCAATACCTGTTTTATCTAAGTTTGTAGATATAGTAGTAAACGGCATGACTGAAAAAGGTTATGAAATAAAGTCTTTTGCATCAGATCCGTTTGCAACTCAACAAAGAACAGACTTTGCTTTTAACGCTTTAAGAGATATTCAGCAAAAAGAAAACATAGAAGAACTAGCTAAGTTAACAGGCCAAAACTTTTATGCATCTGCAGAGCCAGAAACGCTTCCTAATGATCCAGGAGAGCTTGATCTGTATATGCAGCTTAACTACAAGCAAAGCGTTGAAATAGCTGAAGAAGAGCTTATAAATAGCGTTTTAGACTTTAATAAGTTTGATGAGACCAAAAAGAGATTAGCTTACGATCTTACGGTATTAGGTATTGCTGCTAGCAAGACTAGTTTCAACCTAGCCGAAGGAATTAAAGTTGACTACGTTAATCCAGCTAATTTAGTGTACTCAGTAACAGATGATCCTAATTTTGAGGACATATACTATGTTGGTGAAATTAAAAGTCTAACTTTACCTGAAATAAAAAAGTTATTCCCTAATCTTACTAACGATGAATTAGAAAGAATACAGAAATATCCAGGTCGTCAAAACTACGCACAAAGCGATTGGCAAGTTAACAGTGACGTTAATCAACATCAAGTATTGTTTTTTGAATACAAAACGTATCAAGATCAAGTATTTAAAATAAAACAAACAGAACAAGGTCTAGAAAAGACTTTAGAAAAGCAAGATACATTTAATCCTCCGCCTAGTGATAACTTCGAAAGAGCTTCTAGGTCTATTGAGGTTTTATATACTGGAGCTAAGATTTTAGGTATGGCTGATACTATGCTTGAATGGCAATTAGCAGAAAACATGACAAGACCATCTGCTGACACTACTAAGGTTAATATGAATTACTGCATATCAGCGCCTAGAATGTATCAAGGTCGTATTGAATCTATAGTTAGCAGATCTACAAGTTTTGCTGATATGATTCAATTAACTCATTTAAAGCTGCAACAAGTTTTAGCTCGTATGGTTCCCGATGGTGTATATGTAGATGTTGACGGTTTGGCTGAAGTTGATTTAGGTAATGGTACAAACTATAACCCAGCTGAAGCATTGAACATGTATTTCCAGACTGGTACTATAGTAGGTAGATCACTTACTCAAGACGGTGAAATGAACAGAGGTAAAGTGCCTATTCAAGAATTACAAAGTTCTTCAGGTATATCTAAGATTCAAGCCATGATACAAACGTATCAATATTATCTTCAAATGATACGCGATGTCACAGGATTAAACGAAGCTAGAGACGGTAGTACTCCTGATAAAAACGCTTTAGTTGGACTTCAAAAGTTAGCAGCTGCTAACTCTAATACAGCTACAAGACATATATTACAGTCTTTGATGTACATAACTATAAGATCTTGTGAGAACATAAGTTTAAGAGTTGGTGATATGTTACAATTCCCACTAACAAAGCAAGCGTTAATAGGTAGCATAAATAGTTTTAATGTAGCAACGTTAAGCGAGATAGATGATTTACACTTACATGAGTTCGGTATATTTCTAGAATTAGAACCAGAAGAAGAAGAAAAAGCTCAGTTAGAAAAAAGTATTCAAATAGCATTGCAAACTCAAAGTATTAGTTTAGCTGATGCTATAGACGTTCGTCAGATTCAAAATATAAAACTAGCTAATGAAGTTATAAAGTCTAGACAAAGGAAAAAAGCAGAACAAGAGCAAGCCGCTCAAATGGCTAACATACAGGCTCAAGCTCAAGCAAACGCAGAGTCTGCAGAAAAAGCAGCAGTAGCAGAAGTTCAGAAGCAACAAGCTTTAGCTCAAACAACTGTTGAGATAGAAAAAGCTAAATCTCAAATGGAGATTCAAAGGATGGAACAAGAAGCTTTTATTAAAAAAGAATTAATGGCTGAAGAATTTCAATATCAATTGAGGTTAGCTGAATTAAATATGAAGGCTCAAAAAGATAAAGAAACACAAATAGAAAACAGAAAAGATCAAAGAATAAAAATACAAGGCACTCAACAAAGTGAGCTTATAGATCAAAGACAAAACGATTTATTGCCTAAAAACTTTGAATCAACAAATGACGGCTTAGGCGGGTTTGACCTAGAGCAGTTTACCCCAAGATAGGGAATTATTAATTTTTATTATATTATATCATGTCAGAAACAAAAGAAGTAAAACAAGAAGGAGAGTTTAAATTAAAAAAGAAAACTCCAACAATCAAGGGCCAAGGGAATATAGTTCCTGAAGTTACTAAAATAGATTTAAGTAAAAAACCAGAAGAAGATGCCATTCAAGTCGGAGAAACAGAAAAAGTGGTTGATGATAAACGAACCACAGATTTACCAAAAGTGGAAAAAGAAGTACGGGACGACTCCGGTGAAATTACTAAAGTTGATCTCAAAGAAAAAGTAGAATCACCTTTAGAATTAGTAGAAGATGAAGACAGTAACTCTGAAGAGGTCACAATGGTTGGAGGCACTGAAAGTCCCGACACCTCACAGGAACAAAAAGAAGTATTACCGCAAGCTCAAACACAAGACTACCCAGAAAATGTAAATAAGCTTATTGAGTTTATGAAAGAAACAGGTGGAACTATTGATGACTATGCTAGGCTTAATGCTGACTATAGTAATGTTGATGGAGAAGCATTGTTAAGAGAATATTACAAACAAGCTAAACCTCATTTAGACTCAGAAGAAATTCAATTTGTTATTGAAGATTCTTTTAGTTTTGATGAAGATTTAGACGAAGCAAGGGACATTCGAAAGAAAAAACTTGCATATAAAGAAGAAGTTGCAAAAGCCAAAAGCTATTTGGATTCGCTTAAAGATAAATACTATGCAGAGATCAAGTTGAGACCTGGAGTTAATCAAGAGCAACAAAAAGCCACTGACTTTTTCAACCGATACAACGAAGAGCAAGAGCTCAATAAAGCTAACCAAAGTAGGTTCCATGACCAAACAAACGAACTTCTAAACAACGATTTCAAAGGTTTTGATTTTAAAGTTGGAGAGAAAAAGTTTAGATATGGTGTTAAGGATCCTGTTAAAGTTGCAGACAACCAAAAAGACATATCCACTTTCATTAAGACGTTCTTAAACGATAAAGGAGAAGTCGTAGATACAAAAGGTTATCATAAAGCTTTATATGCTGCACGTAACGCTGATACGATAGCTAATCATTTTTATGAACAAGGTAAAACTGACGCAATTAAAGATCAATTAGCTAAATCTAAAAACATCAGTACAGAACCTCGTCAAACACAAGATGGCAATGTATTTGTAAACGGATTTAAAGTAAAAGCAATTAGCGGGCAAGATTCTTCAAAACTTAAAATTAAAACAAGAAAATTTAACAATTAAAATTAAAAATTATGGCAATAGCACCAACGTTTGGCTCGATAGTACCATCGCAGTCACAACAACTATTACAATCAAACTATTTACAATTTAATAATGGCACTAATGACTTTGCTCAGCAGTACCTACCTGAAATCTACGAACAAGAAGTAGAGCGTTATGGAAACAGAACATTATCTGGATTCTTACGTATGGTTGGAGCTGAAATGCCAATGACATCAGATCAAGTTATTTGGTCAGAACAAAACAGACTACACGTAGCTTATGATGGGTGTACTAATGACGGAGCAAACGGAATTGGAATTCAAGTAGGAGCTGGCGTTGTAAACGTTATTTCTCCCGGCCAAACTATCGTTCTTTTAGATCCAGCTGGACTTGAATTAAAAGCTGTAGTTACACAGTCTAACCCAACAAATGGTGACTTACTTGTAGCTCCTTATACAGCAGCTACTACAGCTGCACTTGCTGATACTGGACTTAAGATTTTTGTATACGGTTCTGAATTTAGCAAAGGATCTCAAACAACTAACTGGAGTGGAGTTGCTGGAAACATAAACACGCTTGGAGAAAATATTAGTATTGACCCAACGTTTACTCAGTTTAGCAATTCACCAGTTATTATTCGTAGTAACTACACTATCAACGGATCTGACATGGCTCAAATCGGTTGGGTAGAAGTAGCTACAGAAGACGGAACTTCTGGATACTTATGGTATTTAAAAGCTGAATCTGAAACTCGTTTACGTTTTGAAGACTACTTAGAAATGAGTGTAGTTGAAGGAGAACTTGCTGCTGTGGGATCTGCTGCTACAACTGCAGGATTTAAAGGTACTCAAGGTTTATTTGCTGCTATCGCTGATAGAGGTAATGTTGAAACTAATTTAGATACAACAAACCTAACTGACTTTGACAATATTCTAAAGAATTTAGATACTCAAGGAGCAATTGAAGAAAACATGCTTTTCTTAGATCGTGGAACTTCATTAGGAATTGATGATATGCTAGCTGGTGTTTCCGCAGGAGCTCAAGGTGGTACTGCTTATGGATTATTTGAAAACTCTGAAGAGATGGCATTAAACCTAGGGTTTAGCGGTTTCCGTAGAGGATCTTACGATTTCTATAAAACAGACTGGAAATACTTAAACGATGCATCTACTCGTGGAGCTATCGATGGTGTTTCAACTATCGAAGGTGTATTAGTACCTGCTGGAACTTCTACAGTTTATGATCAAATTTTAGGAACTAATATTCGTAGACCATTCTTACACGTGCGATACAGAGCTTCTCAAACAGAAGATCGTCGTATGAAGTCTTGGTTAACTGGATCTGCTGGTGGTGCTTTCACTTCTAGTTTAGATGCAATGGATGTTAACTTCTTATCTGAAAGATGTTTAGTAGTGCAAGCTGCTAACAACTTTGTACTGTTCAAAGGAGCAGCGGTATAAACAATTGGTAGACTTACCCTCGTTGAATCTACGGGGGTAATTCTTACCTTTATTAAACTATTAAATTTTATTATATTATGGCTAAAAAAGAAGTAATTAAAGATATATCTTGGGAAGTAAAAGATAGAACTTATCTATTAACCGGGAGCAATAAACCGTTGACATTAAAAATTCCATCAAGACACAGCATGAGACACGCTCTGCTACATTTTGATGAAAAAACAAATGAGCAACGTGAAATAAGATATGCAACTAATCAAAACTCACCTTTTAAAGATGAACAAGGTGGAGAAGCTACATTAGGGCATATTGTTTTTAAAGAAGGAAGCTTGTTTGTTCCAAAAAAGAACCAAGTTCTTCAAAAAATATTATCGTTATATCACCCACTCAAAGGAACCGTATACTCCGAATTAGATGTAGTGGAAGAAGCTAAAGATGAACTTTTAGACTTAGAATTAGAAATCGAAGCATTAAACTTAGCTCAGAACATTGATGTAGATCAAGCTGAGGCTATAATGAGAGTTGAGATCGGATCTAAGGTATCAGATATGAGTTCTAAGGAACTTAAAAGAGATTTACTATTATTCGCTAAGAACAACCCTAAACTCTTCATCACGCTGGCTAATGATGATAACGTACAATTAAGAAATTTTGCAATTAGAGCAGCTGAAGCTAAGATAATTAAACTAGCTGATGACCAAAGAACATTTACTTGGGCTTCTAATGGTAGAAAATTAATGACAGTACCGTTCGATGAAAATCCATACTCAGCTATGGCGTCGTTCTTCAAGACAGACGAAGGCATACAAGTCTTTCAGTCTATAGAGAAAAAGTTCTCTTAACATGTAATATTATAAGGGAGGCTAGCGCCTCCTTTATTTTAATAATAATAACAAATGGCTATAAACGTAAATACAGTATATCAAACTGT